ATATTAATGCTTGTATTGTTTCTTATTACATGGATAATATCGACCCAAAGACTGTTCAACTACAGTCAAAGGTTGTCGAAAAATACAACAAAAGTAAGTATGAACACTATTTGGTTAAAGCGAATCTGCGCCATGGCGCTTTTATGGATTATTTTTGGTGCTTGAATGGCGTTAATGTTTTGACTTTTGCTAATTCTATTATTGAACGCAAGGTAGACCATGATGTTATTTTCTTTTTGGATGCGGATTGCATACCATTAGACGAATATTCTATTGACGAGTATATTCAAAAAGCCGCAGAAGGATTTGTGGTTGGGAATATCCAACGATCAAATCATATTGAAAACGATCAGCATGTTTTTGCTGCTCCATCTGCCGTCGCCTTGAGTCGCGAAACGTTTATTAAGATTGGTAAGCCATCTGCGCTAGAAAATCCAAGGTCTGATGTTGCAGAAGAATACACTTGGGCGGCTGAAGAAAATGGAGTTCCAGTTGACTTATACCTCCCATTAAGGTATGATAGAAAACCTAGTGAGTGCGACTTTTGGGCATTGAAGGACGGTATGCCAGTTTACGGTCAAGGAACAACGTTTGGAAGAGGCGAAGTTGAAACCTTTTATCACAATTTTCAAATCTTCCATCCCGGTCAACAACAAAACTTTTGGAACAAGTGCGAGGAAATTTTAAATGGCCAATAGATCTGATTTTCACACAGCAAAGCTTCCCAGATACCTAAAGCGGGCATTAGCCTCAGGAGAAGCCAACGGATTTATCTCAGACGCCCACCAAAGAGGCGAAATTAAAAGGTCGCTTATTTCTGCTCACGCAAATCACGTGCGATTTAAAATGAAGCGAGCAGAGACTAGAGATATCGTCGGCGATTAACGTATAAATAGATGAATTGCGGGTTAGTTCAGTAGCAGAACGGTGGACTCATAATCCACAGGTCGGGCGTGCAATTCGCTCACCCGCTACCATCTCAGGAATTATATTATGACTGTTAGTGGTTTTTTTATTTTATTATTTTTGTTTATTTGTTATTATTTGTTTGGTATGATTTTTCGAGACAGATCATATGAAGATAAGGGTTTGTCTGAAGAAGAAATCCTAAAAGATTTTTGGTATCATATTAGCCCATTTTTTTATGCAATACCGGCTATATTGAAGATTCTTCTAATTTTGTTTTTAATCGTAACCGGACTATTTCTTTTGGGTATGGGCGGCGACCGCCCGCCTAGTAGACCTTCTTCTGGGTCAACCAAACCGAAACTAGGTTATGATGCTGATGATGAAATTTTCTACGAAGTTCAGCGAAGAATCAATAGAGGTGGAACTTGGATGACGACTACTGGAGGCAGTAGTGATGAGAGCTGGTCTATGGATAGATGCGACGAATTAGCCGACGCTAATCAAAATGACTCATATCGAGTAATCGCAACTAACCGAGGTACTGGTAAGAAAATCGGCGTAGTTTATGTGAGGTGATGATGTGCATTCTTTATCTGAATTACAAAAGCTTTTCCTAGATAAGGAAATACCAGTAAAAGAATTTTCGGGTTGGAGGTTAAAAGTCAAAAAAGATATTTGGACTATGCAGAACGATCAATATTATTGTAATGATGAATTAGTTAAAAGAAAAGATATTCTTGCGAGGTATAAGAAAAAATGAAGCTGGTTTGCATTTCAATGGTTAAAGATGAATGCGATATTATAGAACTATTCATTCGAGTTAACTCAAAAGTAATTGATCGATTTTACATCATTAATAATGGGTGCTGCGACTCCACTATAGAAATTTTAGATCTGTTGAAGAAGGAAGGTTTTGACATTGTCATTTACAATGACTTTAATGTTGATTACCAGCAAGCTTTGCTCACTAATAGAGCTATAAAATCTGCTTTCCAAAAAGAAAAATTTGATTGGGCATTTATCCTAGACGCCGACGAGTTTCTGGACGTTAAACGCAAAGAATTAGAACAAGCTCTTTCCACAGTTCCGCCGGGAATGATCCCATCTATGCAGTGGAAAACTTGGGTGCCTAAAAACGCTAATTACGAAAACTATCAAGCTCCGCTTTGGGGTAACTTTTACCCAAAGTTAAAAGAAACTCAGCCTCACGACAAAGTAGTTTTTCCCGGATATATGGTAAATAACCATTTCGTTGGAGAAGGTAACCATATGATCTATAGGTTTTCTAATCCGTTCGATTATACGCCAGTCCACACACATAAATATATTTTAGAAAATATCCCACTAAATCATTTTCCAGTCAGATCTCCAATTCAAATAATTACTAAGATTTTAGTTGGTAGTCACAAACTTTCAATTAAACCAAACAGACTGCCAACTGACGGGTACCATTGGGATAACGTGGCAGAAATGATTCGTCGGGCTAATTATCAAATAGATGAAGCTTTACTAAAATATATTGCCCATAGTTATGCCGTAAAATACGACAAAAATACGATAATTGACGAATCTGTTGATAAAACCGAAAAATTTGGTGTTCAGTATGATACTCTCAAATATAAAGAGCTATCAACCATAAAAGATATCGTTCGTTACGATAATTTTATGCGAGTATTGTCTAATACAGTTAAAAACTTGAATAAAAAATGATTAGTGTTATAATACCCACACTATGGAAATCTGATAGTGTAGAAAAATTATTGATAGGGGTTTCTTCCTCTCCTATGGTTGGAGAAATTATACTTATTAATAATGATTCTGCCAATACGCCAAATTTCGTTTCTTCTTTACCTAAAGTCAAAATTTTAGATTTTGGTAAAAACATATACGTCAATCCAGCATGGAACGCTGGAGTTGCTGAATCAAAGTATAACAAAATTTGCCTACTTTCTGACGACACACTATTTGATTATGATGTGTTTAATTTGGTATATTTAAAAATATCGCCATCTATAGGAACAATAGGTCCGCATGGATTAGGAATAATAAATGAGGAAGTTGCATCACCATTTATGGTAATGGTCAAATCTTATAAATTTTGGCATGGATACGGAACCCTCATGTTTATGCATAAATCTAATTATTTGCCTATCCCCGAAGAGCTATTAATTAATTTCGGTGATCGTTGGCAATATGATTATAATGCATATCAAAAAAGGCAAAATTATTTTGTAAGCCAATTTTTTGTCAAAACTAAAATGGGAACAACATCTTCTTTGTTTAAAGAAATTACAGATAATGAGGAATTGATTCATCGTCAAGTTTATGAAAAATTGAGAAACTATATAAACCCCGGAAATTTTAAAAGCGAACCAACAGTTTTAATCTAGGAGAATATTATGAGCGTTAAAGGATTTAAATTAGTCACAGGCGAAGAAATTGTAGCAGAAATAGTTCAGGATAATGGCGACAATTTTGTTATCAAGAACCCATTATCGTCTGTTCTTCAGCGCGGCCAAAACGGTCCTCAGCTAGGTTTCATGCCATGGCTTGCATTTGCAACTGGCACAATAGAAATTAGGTTACCTCATGTGATAGCCGTGGTTGAGCTTGATAATGAGGTGAAAAACCAGTATAATACTATCTTCGGGAGTGGAATTGTAACTCCACCCAATCAGTTGATAACCGGATGATGAGGTATTAATGAGTTCAGAATACTACACAAATGTCGCCCTTCTTGGGCGACATATTCTTTTTAGAGGCATACAAAATGGAAAGCGAGTTCAAAGAAAGATTGAATACTCACCTACCTTCTATATCCCATCCTCTGAAAACAGTGAATTTAAAACATTAGATAACAAGCCAGTAAAACCAATCAAACCCGGCAATATTCTAGAATGCCGCGAATTTATACAGAGGTACGAAGGTGTCGATAATTTTCCTATTTTTGGAAATACTCGTTATGAGTATGCTTATATTGCTGATAGTTTCCCTGACGATATTCTTTGGGATGTCAACAAGATTCTTGTTGCGTATATTGACATCGAAGTCGCATCTGAATTCGGATTCCCAGAGCCAAGACTTGCTAACGAACAAATCACAGCGATCACTATCAAACTTAAAGATAATTATTTTGTGTTTGGGGTCGGCGATTATAACAAGCTTCGTGACGATGTACATTACGCTAAGTGCGATAATGAACTTCAACTCATCAAACGTTTTCTAGAGTTTTGGTGTAGATTCCACCCAGACGTAGTAACTGGATGGAATATTAAGACGTTCGACATTCCATATCTAGTTAACAGAATAACCAATTTGCTTGGCGAAGATGAGGCCAAGAAACTATCCCCATGGAAAAAACTCTCTGTTAGAGAAATTATGATCTTTAACAGAAAGCAGCAAGTGTACGATATCTATGGGATATGTACTCTGGATTATTTAGAATTATATCGCAAATTTTCTTACTCGCAGCAAGAGTCATATCGGTTAGACCATATTGCGTCAGTAGAATTGGGCGAAACCAAATTAGACTATTCTGAATATGAAACGCTGCACCAATTGTACAAACTAGATTATGATAAGTTTATCAGATACAATATTAAGGACGTAGAACTGGTTTATCGACTAGAAGATAAGATGAAGTTGATAGAACAGGCATTAACCTTGGCTTACGACAACAAAGTAAATTACGACGATGTATTCACACAAGTTAGAATGTGGGATGCTATCGTATATAACGAATTAAAGTCCAAAAACATCGTTATTCCGCAAATCAAAAGGGGAGATAAAACAGAAGCTTATGAAGGAGCATATGTTAAAGATCCTATTTTGGGACTACATAAGTGGGTTGTTTCTTTTGACTTGAATTCTCTGTACCCGCATTTGATTATGCAGTATAATATTTCTATGGAAACCTTACAAGAAAGAAGTTTATTGGATGAGGAAGTAATTCAATTTTTGTCGGAAAATGAGATTAACGTCGAAAACGTCCTGAATCAAAGTTTAGATTTGCAAATCCTAAAGAAGCACAATTTAACTATGACGCCTAACGCCCAATTGTATAAAAAGGGCGTTTTGGGCGTTATGCCAGAAATTATGCAAAAAATGTATAACGACAGAACTCGTTATAAAAAACTGGCGATTGAAGCCAAAAAGAAACTTGAGGCCAATAAAGAAGACAAGGTGCAGACAGAATTCCTAATTAAACAAATTGCCAGATATAACAACCTCCAAATGGCCAAGAAGGTTACTCTAAATTCTGCATATGGCGCCATGGGTAATCAATATTTTAGATTCTATGATACCAGACTAGCGACGTCAATCACAACTGCTGGACAATTATCAATTAGGTGGATAGAAAACGAAATTAATGCGTTTATGAACAAGCTTTTGAAGACGAATGAAGTTGATTATGTTATTGCTTCAGATACTGATTCAATTTATATTAATCTAGAGTCAATCGTCAACAAAGTATATGCAGAAGGAGCTGATACTAAAAAGATTATAAAATTTATGGACGAAGTTTGTAAACAAAAGATTCAGCCGTTTATAGACAAGTCCTATGAAACGCTTGCCGAGTATGTTAATGCATACTCACAAAGAATGGAAATGAAAAGAGAATCTCTGGCGGATAAAGCTATCTGGACGGCGAAAAAGAGATACATCTTGAATGTGCACGACAATGAGGGAATTGTCTATGAAAAACCCAAACTCAAGATTATGGGTTTGGAAGCAATCAAGTCGTCAACTCCCAGCGCCTGTCGCGCAAAGATTAAAGAAGCCATATCCATCATGCTAACAAAAGATGAGGAATATTTGCAAAATTTTATTGAAGAGTTTAGAGAAGAGTTTAAGCAAATTCCTGTTGAAGAAATCTCATTTCCAAGAAGCGTTAATGGTCTAAGTAAATATGCGGATGGGTCAAACATCTACAAAAAGGGCACCCCTATTCACGTGAAAGGTGCCTTGGTATACAATAATCTATTGGTTTCCATGAAATTAGATAAGAAGTATCAGTTAATACAAGAGGGCGAAAAGATAAAATTCGTCTACTTAAAAGACCCAAACCCATTCAATAATAACACTTTGGCTTTTACTTCAACCCTACCAAAACAACTGAAAGCTGAATCATGGATTGATTATGACGCTCAATTTAAAACTGCGTTTCTAGATCCAGTTGAAACTATATTGAAGTGTTTAAATTGGTCGGCTGTTAAGACTAGTTCTTTAGAAGGTTTTTTCGCATGATATCAGTAATTATGCCCACTATGTGGAGAGGTAAGCAGTACAAAAAAATGTTGCCGTTGCTAAATTCGCATAATTTGGTTGACGATATTTTAATTATTGACAACAATTCAAAATACACAGATACTTCCATTTTTGAACTAGAAAAAGTTTCATTTTTAACTACAGAAAAAAACAAATATGTAAACCCTTCATGGAATATCGGAGTAAAAACAGCATATTATAATAAATTATGTTTTTATAGCGATGATGTGTATTTCGATCCAACTGTAATTGACTCAGTATATCCAATGATAACTGAGGATGTTGGTATGATTGGATTATCTTCTGATGTTATTTTTGATGCGTTGGACGGCGATTCAATAATGGAATATGGTTCTAATCCAGAAATTATACCTTGTGATGAGATGCCTTATGGATTTGCTTCGACGTTTTTCTTGCATAAAAAAAGCTTCTATAAGATCCCAGAAAAACTAAAGATATTTTTCGGTGATACTTTTATGTTTCATATGAATAGAAAATTCGCGAAGCAAAATTATATGATTACTGGAATAGAAGCTAGAACTTCTATGGGAACAACTTCTAACAAATTTAAAAAAATAACAGAAAAAGAATGGCAAATTGCAGAATCAATTTTAAACCAATATGGCATACCTAAAGAAGAATGGTTGACAAATACATAAAAATAGCGTATAATATATGGAGTACGATCAAGAGGTACAAATATGAGTATTCTAGACAAGATTAAGAAAAATTCAACTATCAAAGACACATCTATCCTATCTAAGTCCAAATTTTTTGAGGCTAAGGATATGATTCAGACTAATATTCCAGTCGTAAATGTTGCTCTTTCTGGCGACCTCGACGGCGGATTTGTTCCTGGATTGACCATGTGGGCTGGGCCATCCAAGCACTTTAAGACGGCTTTCAGCCTTCTAATGGCTAAGGCATACCAAGAAAAATACCCGGAATCTGTTGTTCTATTTTATGATTCTGAGTTCGGAACTCCACAGTCATATTTCCAATCATTCGGAATCGATCAGGATCGCGTAGTCCATACGCCAGTCACAGACGTTGAGCAATTGAAGTTTGATATCATGAATCAATTATCAGGCATTGATCGCGGCGATCGCGTGATGATTGTTATTGATTCTATTGGAAATTTAGCTTCTAAGAAAGAAGTCGAAGACGCGATTGATCAAAAGTCTGTCGGGGATATGACTAGAGCCAAACAAATCAAATCTCTATTTCGTATGGTAACTCCGCATTTGAATCTAAAGGATATTCCAATGGTTGTGGTTAATCACACTTATATGGAAATCGGAATGTTCCCGAAGGCGATTGTTGGTGGCGGAACTGGAAGTTATTATTCGGCAGACAACATTTATATCTTAGGTCGTCAGCAAGAAAAAGATGGTCAAGAACTTATTGGATATAACTTCATCATCAACGTAGAAAAGTCTCGATACGTCAGAGAAAAGTCCAGAATTCCGGTCAGCGTTCGATTTGATGGCGGAATTTCCAGGTATAGTGGCCTGTTAGAAATGGCTTTGGAATCTGGTCATGTCGTTAAGCCTAGTAACGGTTGGTATAGTAAAGTCAACGTTGAGACCGGAGAGGTTGAGTCCAAGAAGTACAGGTTAAACGATACAGAAACCGCAGAATTTTGGAATCCTATTCTTGATAACGAATCCTTTAAAACTTGGGTAAAAAATCGTTACCAGTTCACATCAAATTTAAGTTCTGATGAGGTGAATGAGAATGGGATTCCTTAAAAATAAATTTGCAGAATTTAACTTCTGGCTAACTAAGACTTTTTTGAAGTATGACCGAGATTATACGATTAAAATTGACGTCAGCGATTCGTCGACATTCTCAGTCGAATTGCTAACCAGATATAAAGGTACGATTTTAGTATTCAAAAATTTAAAAATGGGAACAGATTCCCTGATGAGTTTTGATTTGGAAGTTGCTGGTAACGTGCCGAAGTCTAGTAAGTTGTTTAGTTATTATTGTGATTTGGTATTGTTAAATTTAATACACAATTCGTTGGAAAACTCCAAGAGGGATTCAAATGAAGATAGAGCAGATGATACTGGCGGACTTGATGAAGAACGAGCAGTACATGAGGAAGACGCTGCCGTTTCTGAAAAGTCGGTACTTTCAGGAAAACGCGGACAAGATTCTATTTGACACAATAAGGGAATTTATAGAAAAGTACAATACGCTACCCAGCAAAACTGCTCTTAAAATCAATCTTGAGGGTAATGAAAAGTTAACTGAAACTCAATTAAAGAACTCTATTGAATTACTTGCAGAATTGGATAAGCACCAATCAGAAACTAATCTAGACTGGTTTTTTAGTGAAACTGAGAAATTTTGTCAGGAAAAAGCGATATATAATGCTATATTAGATTCGATCGGTATTCTCGATGGCAAAGATCCTACTAAAACTAAGGGAGCTATTCCTACTCTTTTGTCTGACGCTTTGTCTATCAGTTTCGATCCCAATATTGGTCATTCTTATCTTGACGACGCTGATTTTCGTTTTGACTACTATCATCGTATCGAGAAGCGCATCCCGTTTGATCTTGAGTATTTTAATAAAATTACAAATGGAGGATTGGTTCAAAAATCGCTCACAATAGCTATGGCGGGGACTGGTGTCGGAAAATCTCTGTTCATGTCTCATGTTGCTGCTAGTTGTTTGATGCAGAATTACAACGTTCTGTATATTACTCTAGAAATGTCAGAAGAGAAGATTGCCGAGCGCATTGACGCTAATCTTATGAATGTCACAATGGACGATCTTAAGATGATGCCGAAGGAAATGTTTGATAAGAGAATTGAGAAGTTTAAGCAAAAGGTAAAGGGGAAACTTATCATTAAGGAGTATCCAACGGCGTCAGCGCATAGTGGTCATTTTCGTGCATTATTGAATGAACTTAGATTAAAGAAGGCATTTAAACCAGATATCATTTTCATTGACTATTTGAATATTTGCTCTTCCGCCCGTATAAAAGCCGGAGCTAATGTTAATTCGTACACCTATATTAAAGCAATTGCGGAAGAACTGCGCGGATTAGCAGTAGAAAACAACGTTCCCATAGTATCAGCTACTCAGATTAACAGATCAGGGTTTTCTGATTCTGATCCGGGCCTTGAAAATACATCTGAGTCTTTTGGTTTGCCAGCTACCGCCGATTTGATGTTTGCATTAATTTCTACTGAAGAACTTGAGCAACTGAATCAAATTATGGTCAAGCAGTTGAAGAATAGATACGGTGATATTAGTAACCCAAAAAGATTTGCTATAGGAATTGATAGATCAAAAATGAAATTGTATGATCTGGAAAATAAAGCCCAAGACCTTATGCAAACTACAAATTTACCCGAAAAGCAAAACAAATTTGATAAGTTTAAGAAGTTGAAAGTATGAAGATAGAAACAACCGTCAAAAAAATACAAAAGGAGCTTTGTGATTTAAATGACGTAGTAAAAGTTTCTGTTGTTGTTAGAAGATTGAACAAATTATTCAAAAGACCAAAAATCAAGTTCAGTAGTATAACATCAGAGAAAAATTATAAAATATTTTATCTTGGTTTGGATGAGAATAAAGATGACGTTATTATCGTTTCCGGAATATACGATTATTGTAAAGGCGAGATAGACCTAATAAAAGTTGAGTTTTATTCCAACTATGCTCATTTTTTAATGAGCGAAAAGCAAAAAACTAATCTAGTTAGAAAAATAACCACAACAATAATACATGAATCCAGACATAAGTACCACGCTAAAGTAAAGAAAACATACTCTTTGAAGCAGTATAAGATTAGAAATAATGTTTCCGAAAAAATGGCTTCTAATCTTCAATACTACGCTAATGCAGACGAAATAGATGCTTATGCTTATGAGACTAAAGTTGATTGTCACTTCGGTAAACTTAATATAAATATGTTGAGGTCGGCCAATAAAATTAAAATTGATACTTCTGAATCTATTTTTGCGTACAAAAAATATTTTCGGAAAACCGACCCAAAAATTTGGAAAAAATTCTTAAAGAAGGTTTACAAAAACATAAATGAGCAAAGTCAAATCATTTAAACAATTTAATGAAGAAACTCAATTGAACGACCACATTAGTTCTTTTGTGGATTATGCGTGTAAGGAACTTCAAATCGAAAATAGACCTATGATACATGTCATAAACGATAAGAAGGCCGCGCTGGAAAATACTAGCTTCGGTAGCTATTCTCCTTCTGACCATAAAATAGCTATAAATATAGCAGATAGGCATACCGCAGATATACTAAGAACGCTGGCTCACGAATTAGTCCATCATCGTCAAAATTTGGATGGTCTATTGCATAGTGAGGCTGGCGAAACTGGCAGTACTTTTGAGAACGAAGCGAATAGTCTTGCCGGAATTATGATGCGAAATTATGGTAAAATGAACTCTAAAATATATGAAGAAACTGAGGTTTTATGACGACATTTGTAACTGGTGGTTTGGGATTTATCGGCTCTAATTTTGTATTTTCGCATCTAAAAGAATACCCATCTGAACGTGTTGTTATAATTGACAACTATTCTTACTCATCAAATACTAAGAATGTAACTGGGTTATATGAAGATTACCGAGTTGATATTAAAAATTGCGATATTCGTAATTTTTTCACCTTGAGTAGGTTATATGATGAATACAAACCAAAAATTACATATCATTTTGCAGCCGAAACTCATGTTGATAATTCTATTGTTGGCGACGATACCTTCATATCCACCAATGTTATCGGAACTCATAACGTACTTAAATGCATAAGAGCGAACGACAGCCGACTAGTTCATGTATCTACAGATGAGGTTTATGGATCTTTGGCGCTAGATGGCTTCGATAAGTTTACCGAAAATACTCCATATAACCCACAAAATCCATATTCAGCAACTAAAGCTGCAAGTGATCATTTGGTTCGTTCGTATGTCAATACCCATGATATTGATGCTGTGGTGACAAACTGCTCCAATAATTACGGCCCAAGGCAACATCGGGAAAAATTTATCCCCACTATTATTAGACATATCAAAAACAATACACCAGTTCCAGTATACGGAAATGGGCTAAACGTTAGAGATTGGATTTATGTTGAAGATCATTGCGAAGCTCTTTTGAAGGTCGGCGCTAATGCCAAACGAGGAAGCCGATATAATATTGGCGGGAATTGTGAACTCTCAAATATTGAAATGGTGACCGATATTTTGAATTTAATTGGCAAGCCCGTCAACATGTATCAAAATTGGATCAATTTTGTCACTGACAGAAAAGGTCACGATCTTCGATATTCAATGGATAGTGGAAAAATGTTCCGCGAATTAGGTTGGAAACCAAAAACTTCTTTGACTGATGGTTTATTAAAAACTTTGGAGTGGTACTATCGTGCGTAAGGGAATTATATTGAGTGGTGGTTTGGGAACAAGATTATATCCTTGCACTGAAGCAGTTTCTAAACAGCTTCTTCCTGTCTATGATAAACCCCTAGTATATTATCCTCTATCAACATTAATGATGGCGGGTATACGCGACATTTTGATAATAACAAACATGGCTGACAGATATCCATTTGGAGTTTTATTGCGCGATGGCGCTCACTTGGGGTTGAACATTACTTATGCTATTCAAGATAAACCTAGAGGAATAGCTGAGTGTTTTTTAATAGGTGATAATTTTATAGGCGATGATGATGTTGCTTTAATTTTAGGCGACAACATTTTCTATGGTAATGATTTGATCCATAAGTTAAGGTCGGCCAACGAAAGAAAAGATCCTACTTTGTTCGCATATCATGTAGCCGATCCTGAACGATTTGGCGTTCTAGAATTGGATAAACATAAAAACCCAATTCGTATTGTCGAGAAACCGACCAAAGCCCCGTCAAACTATGCGGTCACTGGACTTTACTTTTATGACTCAAACGTAGTAGAATACGCTAGGCAGCTACAACCCTCAGCAAGAGGTGAGTTGGAAATTACTGATATCAATAATTTGTATATGCAAAATACCAACGTCCACATAGAGTATTTAAACCGAGGAATCGCTTGGATAGACGCTGGAACTTTTGATTCTTTAGCTGATGCCTCAACTTTTATTGCTTCTACGCAAAAACGAACGGGTATGATGATTTCATGTCCAGAAGAAATTGCATATGACAATGGGTGGATTGGAGAAAAAGAACTACTAGCTGCTGCGAATAAGTATTCTAAAACCAACTACGGAACGTACCTCAAATCTTTATTAGCTTAACCTTGGAGTTATCATGGATATTAATGATGCAAATGTTGATCAATTGATTGATGCTTTGGCTGCTAAGTCTAAGCCTAAGTGGATTTACAATCAGGAATTTGATCCAGAAAAAAGCACTGTTTTTTATAGCGGCCCATACTACGATTCAAAGGAAATTCACGCCGCGCTGAAGGCTTTTTTGACAGGAAAGTGGCTAGTCTCCGGGGAAAACGTAGCTAAGTTTCAATGGGCATTCGGAAGGAAATTTGACGTTAAGCATAGCCATATGGTCAACTCAGGTTCATCAGCGAATCTGGCTATGATCACTGCTCTGAAAAAATACTTTAAGTGGAAAGAAGGATCTGAGGTTATAGTTTCCCCAGTTGGATTTCCCACAACAATCGCCCCATTAGTTCAAAATGGATTGGCGCCAAGGTTCATTGATATTGAACTTAACACTCTAAATTTTGATATCAACTTAATAGAAAAGTGGATCAACGAGCGCACCGTTGCTATTTTTGTGTCACCAGTTTTAGGCAATCCTCCTGATATGGATTTGCTAAAGTCGCTTTGTGACAAGCATGGGATCCTACTAATTGGTGATAATTGTGATAGTCTTGGTTCTCGTTGGGATGGAAAACTCATCACAGATTACTATTACTCTTGGACGACGTCATTTTATCCAGCCCACCACATCTCAACTGGCGAAGGCGGAATGGTCAGTTCTAATGATGAAGAATTGATTAATCTAGTAAGATCTATTTCTTGGTGGGGCCGAGATTGCCGATGCGTCGGCGCTGCTAATTTATTGCCATGCGGAACTTGCGGTAATAGATTTGACAAGTGGCTTGAAGGCTACAATGGAATCATAGATCACAAGTATCTCTTCACTCAGATGGGATATAATCTGAAACCACTGGACCTTCAGGGCGCGATGGGAATTGAGCAGCTAAAGAAGATTGACGAGATCGATCAAAAGAGAAGACTCCATTTTTCTATCATTAAGTCTTTAGTTGAAAAATATGTTCCCGGAGTTAGGGTGGCTTCTGCTTTGGAAAAAGCCGATCCAAGTTGGTTCGGTGTTCCTATGATTACAGATACACCAGAACTAAAGGAAAAGCTACAAGCATTTTTTGAAGCTAATCGAATTCAAACTCGCAATTATTTTGCGGGAAATATCCTTTTGCATCCCGGATATAAGCACCTTGATGATGCTACCAAGTATCCAAACGCTAACAAAGCGTTAAGTAATGTCTTTTTTGTTGGATGCCCACCACATTATACTGATGAAGTTTGGAAATATTATGAGGGAGTTCTACAAAAGTGGCAGTAACTGTTTTTGGTGGAACTGGGTTCGTTGGGTCTGAGTTTGTCTCAATCCAACATAGTTTTAATCTGGTTTCTAGAGATAACTATGAATGCCCTAGCGATAATGTTGTGTATTTTATCTCAACTGTGGATAATTACAACATTTTCACCGACCCACTATTAGATATTAACACTAATCTTGTAACTCTTGTTAAAGTTTTAGAAAACTATCGAAAGGTTTATAATGGCGGTTGCTTTAACCTGATTTCTAGCTGGTTTGTTTATGGGAAAGATTCAGGTTATGGCGATTTGGCTAGGGGTGTGTCAGAAGATACAGAGTGCGATCCAAAGGGATTTTATTCGATCACAAAGAGGGCGGCTGAGCAGTTACTCATTTGCTACTGCGAAACATATAACCTCAATTATCGCATACTTCGATTGGCAAACGTATTGGGGCCGGGGGATAAAAAGGTATCCAAAAAGAAAAATGCATTCCAATATATGATAAATGAGGTTAAAGAAAATCGCCCAATAGAACTATATGATGGCGGATTGCTATATCGAGACTTTATTCACGTTAAAGACTGCGCCAGAGCTATAGATCTTGTTATCAATAAGGGTAATCAGAATGAAATCTATAATATAGGTAATGGCACCCCAATCGACATCAGAGAATGGGTATACTACGCCAAAAACAAGGTAAGTTCTACCTCAAAAATAACAAATATACCGCAAAAAGACTTCCATAAGACTGTTCAAACGTCCAGATCTTTCTTCATGGATACTACAAAATTAAAAAATTTAGGGTATTCTGCGAAGTATTCTATGGCTGATATAGTGGATGAGTTAACCTCATAAAATGACTAAATAAGAAGGATTACCCATAGAGTGGTGGAACAATGATGCTTTCTTTTATTTCATATCTAACTGAATCTATAGAAACAGAGAAACTTAAACATCTAGAGCACGCTGAAGATCACCATATAAATGTTGGAGGAGCCGGATTTGATCACGCAGTTGAAACGTTAAAATCCGTACACAGCGCTCTTTCTGGTAAAAAAAGTAAAGCTAAAATAACAACAAAATACGATGGTTCCCCTTCTATAGTATTTGGTCATCACCCAGAAAACGGTAAGTTTTTTGTAGCCTCTAAGTCAGCATTTAACGTTAATCCAAAACTAAACTATACCGACAAAGATGTCGAAAAAAATCATGGCCATTCTCCCGGCTTGGTTTCTAAATTAAAATCATCATTGGAACATCTACCTAAAGTTGCCCCTAAACATGGCGTGTATCAGGGCGATTTGATGTACACTCACGACGACGTTAAAAAAGAAGGCGGGAAGTTTCACTTTACTCCAAACACTATAAAATATTCAACGCCTGAAAATTCTTCTCACGGGTCTAAAATCGCTAATGCAAAACTTGGAGTTGTTGTACACACCAAGTACCACGGTAGCACATTGGAAAACATGAAGGCTAAGTTTGATCCAGATCATAAATCATTCAGTGAGCATTCAGACGTTCATCTGATAAACCCAGAAGCTAAAGTTAACCCTAAAAATTATACTGCAAGTCAAAGAAAAGGGTTCAACGAACACATAAAAGCTGCTGAAGCCTTACACAAAGGCCACAATTATGATCATCTTGAGGGGCATAGAGAAAATCTAAAGACTTACATTAACTCAACAGTAAAGACAGGGGAATCCCCGTCAGTAAAAGGATTTCATTCTCACGTTGAGACTCGACACAATAAAAAAATTGCAGAATTAAAAACGCAAAAAGCTAAAGACGCAGCTACGCAAAATAAAAAACAGGCATTAGATCATATTAATTCTAACGCCGACTCTTTCAGCACAACCTTAAAAATACACAAACGCCTGCAATCAGCAAAAGATCATTTAGTTAACGCCTTATCAGCTAATCCGGAGTTTGACCATCATGTGGGTGATACTAAAGTCAAACCTGAGGGTTTTGTTGCTAACATAAATAATAAACCTACTAAGTTAGTAGATAGAGCAGAATTTAGTAGAGCTAATTTTATGAGGTCTAGAGGATGAGTAAGGCGACTTTTACTTGGGGCAGATTTAACCCGCCAACTGAAGCTGGCCACGGCAAATTGGTCAAAGCAGTACAAGACCATGCTAAATTGACTGGCGGAGAACACTACGTTTTCCCAACACACACTCAAGATAAAAAGAAAAACCCATTAACTCATAGCGAAAAAACTTCTGCTATGAGCAAACTATTCCCTAAAGCTAATGTTGTTTCTCACGATAAAGTTCGTACTGTTATTGATGCAATGAAACATTTAGAAAACAAAGGCCACACAGAAGTTACTTTAGTTGCTGGCTCTGACAGAGTCCCAGAATATCAAAAATTGCTAGGAACCTACAGAGAAAAAGAATTCCCTAAAATCAAAAAAGTTAATGTGGTTTCTGCTGGACATCGAGACCCAGACGCAGAGGGAGCTGAAGGAATGTCAGCTTCTAAACTTAGAGGACTAGCAGCTGCTGGTAAAAAAGACGAATTCGTTTCTCATTACAGTGATCGTAAATTAGGCGGGCAAATACACGATATGGTAAAATCAAGAATGCAAACAGAATCAACTAATCCTATTGGAATCTTTTTATTGGGTGCTCCAGGAAGTGGAAAAGACTATGTTCTAAAGAACGTCTTTTCGCATTTTAATTTGACAGAAGTTCAAGCAGATCAACTTTTAAATGGTTCTGTTTCGGCTTTAGCTGAGCAAAAAACCAATTTGGTTATTAATGGTATTTCAGATTCTACGAAAATAGCTAAGATTCAAGATATCCTTCAAGAACATGGTTATTGGTACGACTTTGTTCATGTTTCTGTTAGCAATAAGGTTTCTAAACTAAGAAATGAACAACGAGAAAACCCTCTTCCTGAATCTAGAAGAATAGCTAAGTTTGTGCATGCTGAAAAGCTATCCGAATTAACAGAAGCCTTTGTATTCAATAATACCATCAACTTGAATGAGTCAAGTGAAATGGAAAAAATATTTTTTGCAAATCAAATCGAAAATCTCTTAGAAAGAATAGTTTCTTTGGGTTTAGAAATGAAGAATGAAGAAGTTTGGGATAAACCTATACCTAGAAGTAAAAGACAGGGTAAATTATCAGCTAAACAAAAGCTAAAAGCAAAAGTCAGAGCAAAAAGAGCAGGTCGCAGATACCCGAACATGGTTGATAATATTTGGGCTTCTAGAAACGAACAGGTTGCTCATAAAATATCTGGAACAAATTGCAAAAATTGCGTTTATTGGAATAAAGAATCAGAACAAAAAGTCGACAAGTCAGAGCTAAATGAAAACGGCGGACTAAAGGCCCCAAACGAATCTTATATAAAGATGGCTAAACACGCAGATCTAGTAACCTTACCCGGAAAAGCCACAGTAAATATGAAAGCTTTTTGCGGCCATGAAGATATACAAGATTTCGTCACAGAAAGAATGTGCTGCGCTTATTGGGACGGTAAAGGAGTAAAGCGCGAATTTAAGGGTAAATCCGATATCTCAGAACAAAATGACATCAACAAAGTATTTGAAAAGGTTTTAGAGCTTGGTACTAAAGAAACATTAGATTTCGCCAAATCTATAACCCCAGGCCAATCTAAACAAATTCCGGAAATTAGTAAATCTTTTGGTTGTAAATGTGGCGGTAACTGTAAGTGCAACGCTAACGAAGCTGTAGTTGGTAATATAGAAACCGATCCGGAATTAGATCCCAAAAAACCAAAACTAGGAACAAAGACCAAATTCTCAAAGGCTCCGGGGTTTTCAGCTGCAAATCCACCGGCAGCTCCAATATTTACTGGTGCTATGTCTGGAGGTTATTCTGAATCAGTTTCTTTAGAAGAAGCGGTAGATTACCACCTACAAAACAACATCTCATTAGTGGAAAATATCTTTAGACCCGGATCTGAAAATTTCTTTGAATTAATCAAGGAAGCCAAACAACTATACTCTGAAGGCAAATATACCCCAAAAGATGAATGGGAAAAAGATTTATTAAGATCTGATATTGGAGAATTAGCCGAATATCAAGGTCAGTTAGTAGTTCTAGACTATCCTGTAGAAGAAGGTCTTGAAGAAGCCTGTTGGTCTGGATATACCCAAAAGGGGATGAAGAAAAAGGGCGCCAAAATGGTCCCCAACTGCGTTCCTGTGAACGAAGAAGACGAAACTGGTGGGAAGGGTATCGGCAAGCCTTGGCGAGAAGAGGGTGGCGGGGCAGTTTATGTTCGAACCGGCGACGGAGTTCGTAAGGTGAGTTTTAGTAAATCAGGAATGACGAAAAAGTATAACGATCCAGCCAGAGTTAGATCGTTTGTTGCTCGTCATCGTTGCCTGACTAACACAGATAAAACATCAGCTTCATATTGGGCTTGCCGCTGGCCGCGTTTTTTCTCTAACAGCGGACAAAAATGGTGGTAAGCGGACCGTATAAAGAAAAAAAACTAAATAATCAAATAGTTCGTTTTTTTGATAAAAACGTCAAATCTGAAGAGCTAGTTTGGCATAGAGACGAAAAAACGAGAATAGTTGAGGTGTTAGAGGGGGAAAACTGGGAGTTTCAATTCGATAACAGTTTACCAGTTAATCTTAAAGTTGGTGACGTTTTGAACATTCCAGCAAAAGCTTATCATAGAATAAAAGCTGGAACAACTAATTTAAAAATAAAGATCACAGAGGTCAATGAAAATGAGTAAAGAGCATCTAAAAGCAGCAGCCAAAATGGCTTTAATGAAAGAACAAATGGGATTAGAAATGCCAAATTCTCCACTAACCATCCAGTTAAAGAAAATTTTAGCCGATGCGTTTGTGTTTTATTTCAAAGCGCAAACATTCCACTGGAACGTTGAGGGTTCAAACTTCCCACAATACCACGATTTTTTCGGAAAAGTCTACGATACAGTCCAAGGTTCTGTAGATCCATTGGCCGAACATCTTCGTATGTTAGGCGTCTATGCTCCAAACTCCCTATCTGAACTTTTGGTATCAACCAATATCAGAGAAGCTTCAGGAAGAATGGACGCAAACGCCATGTTTATGGAACTTATTGCTGATAATAATACCATTCTAGCTGGTCTAAATATGGGTTATGATATGGCAGAAGAACTAAACGAATTTGCATTATCCAATTTTCTACAAGGCTTAATTGAGGCCCATAAGAAATTACATTGGATGTTAAAATCAACCGCTAGAGGGTAAAAATGGGTAATCTAAACGTCGATCAGTTGCATAAAGGTTGGACTAAACTTCATACTGGCGGCTCTTCAGCTTCGCGCAAGAATCTGCACAATACCATGTTAAAACGAGGCGGAGCTATTGGCGACGCTTATAAAACGTTTATAGCGAAAAATCCCCACCTAGATCCATCTCAAGGCGTTAGCGTAAAACAAGCTACTAAGGCCCAAGTTACTGATAAAGTAAAAGCTGCAGCAAGAGAAAAACTAGCAAGTAAGGCTTATGGCGCTACCAAAGGAACTAAAGTTGGCGGTGAATACGGTAGCGGTGAACTGCGCGATACCGTTGTTCCTTTATCTAAAGATCAGCACGATAAAGTAAAAGCTGCTGAAAGAGCAGCAAAGGTCCCAGCTGCAGTTTCTCCCAAGAAAAAACCGGAAGCTAAACCTGCATCTATGCCTGCTCCTAAAAAGCCATTGTCTGCAGCCGAAAGAATAGCTGCTATTGCTAAGGCAGTTAGAAAGCAAAAATCAAAATTCGACGTCCCTACAAACAATCCAGATGATACAGATCATGATGATCTGGCCGACGTCCACCGTTCATTGCATATTTCTGGAAAATCAAGTCAATTTGACGAAGAAAAAGAGCCCAGAAACGAGCGCGAAGCTAATGAAAAAATGAAGCCAATGCAGTCAAAAGAAACTCAAAGGCTTTTGCATTTAGCTAAAATTGCAGCAACTGCAAAATATCGTGCGCCTAAAAAGCAAGGTGTGGCGGAAGGCTCCAATGATACCGTCTATCCTAACGCAAAAGTAATC